CCAAGGTAATATTACATTAATTCAAAGCACTAATGAGCCTGTAACTGGTATTACTGCTACAATGACACTTGGACAACATGCAGAAATACCAGGACAAATTATAGGAGTTTCAGGACTTTCTATCACCTCATCTTTAGGGGAAGAAGGAATTACAGGAGATGCGTTAGTTACTCCAACGGGGCAGTCATTGACTTCTTCTGTAGGCAGCGTTAATATTACTCCATGGTCTGAGATAGATTTAGGAGTAAATAATACTTGGACTACAGTTGATCTCGCAGCTTGATTAATGTAAAATAAGAATATTTAAGGAGATAAAAATTTATGGCATCTAGTTATTCAAGTGATCTTAAACTCGAATTGATGGTGACTGGTGAAAACGCTGGTACATGGGGTGATAAGACAAACACAAATTTAAATTTAATTCAACAAGCTGTAGCAGGATTTGAACAAGTAACACTTTCAAGTGGAGGCACTCTTGCACTTGTAATGAGTGATGGTGCTGCTTCAAATGCTAGAAATATGGTTATTAAATTTGCAACTGCAACAATTGCAGCAAGCACAGTTTGTACTATTCCAGATTCTATTGAAAAATTTTATATTTTTGATGCAACAGGTTTAACAAATCCTACAAACCTTACAATTAAAACTGCTTCAGGATCAGGATTTACTTTAGACCAAGCAAAAATTTATGCAGCATATTCAGATGGGACTAACCTGAAAGAAATTTCATTAGATACTTTAGGGGGCACTGTAGCTGCTGCTAATATTTCAGGCACTATTGCAACTTCGCAAATTGCAGATGATGCAGTTACTTCAGCCAAGATTGCTGATGATGCTGTTGTTACTGCGGCTATTGCTGACGATGCTATTACTAGCGCTTTGATAGCAGACGATGCTGTTGGTGCTGATCAATTAGCTGACACTTCAGTTTCTGCAGGATCTTACACAACTGCAAATATAACAGTTGATGCACAAGGACGTTTGACTGCTGCTTCATCAGGAGCTGGTGGTGACGGAGCTTTCCAACCTAATTTAATTGTAAAAGGCCCTGCAAGTTCAAACTATACTTCACCTAGTAATGCTTCCAAATTTTATGCTTACGCTTTTGCAGGCGGAGGAGGAGCTGGTGGAAAAGGTCCAACATCCCAATCAGGAGCAGGCGGAACTGGAGGTTTTGGTTTCTTTACAGGTTCTCTTCAAGCAAGCACTACTTACGCATATAACGTAGGTGGAGGAGGTTCTGGAGGAAATCAAGGAAGTCCAACAGGCGGTTCTGGAAGTGCTGGCGGAGCAACAAACGTTGGATCTTTATTTACGGTTAATGGTGGTAATGGTGGACAAGGCGGAAGACAGCCAGCGCAAAATGGTTCTCCAGGAAACGCTGGAAGTGCTCCAGGAGCAGCACAAAACCTTCCTTCAAGAGCTTACCTTTTCGGAGAAACTTTAGGTGAGGGTGCTCCAAGAACACCGAATACTATGGGTACGGGATCATCTGGTAGTCCAGGCGGTTTAGCATTTTACGATAATGGTAATTAATTATGGCAAATTTTATTTTTTATTCAGATAATTTAATTAAAATAGCGGCTAATGAAAACGATAAAAATTCATTGCCTATTGCACCTGTATACACAGTTAAAGATGTTTCAGATAGTGACTTTTTAAAAGTTAAAAAAAATTCTGCAACAGCATCTCTTTCAGGAGATAATGTTGTTGTAACAGATTATGGATCCAGAGGATTTGAGGATGAAAGTCAATTACAATCTTATCATGAAAATATTATTACTCAAATAGACTATTTTTTAAATGGCACAGGAAATGAAAGTAAATCTTTATATGATGCAATTACAACTTACAAAACTGTTTTAGAAGGTTTTGATACAAGCACAATAACTTACCCAATGACAAAAACTTGGGAAGAATACTGTGAAGATAATTCAATAGCTTACGTTAGTCCTTTACAAATACCATAATATTTGTACTGTAGGGCATGTTTGAAAAAATAATAGAGTTTGAAGCTCCTGAAGAATATATAAAAAACAATCAAGATTTACTTCCAACTCCTATCAAACTAAATATACCTGAGTGGTATAAAGAATTAAAACATCATGTAAATCATAAAACAATAAAAGGTTGCATGCCTTTTTTAGATTCTTTAACGTCAGGATATCTTTTAAAACTTCCAACTGATTTTTACATTGAACATAATGTAGAAATTGAAGGTAAACCAGCTACTCAAGTAGTACCTAACAATCGATTTAGACCTGATTTAGGATCAAAAATAAATCTTAATTATGAAGATGTTGGTGAATATCATAGCCCTTTTCAATTAGGTAAAAGTAGATTAGTAGAAAAAAATAAAAATTTACCATTTCATAAAATACTTAATCCATGGACTATAAAAACTCCACCTGGTTATTCTTGTATTTTTACACCACCTTTAAATAATAAAGACGATAGATTTGAAATAATATCAGGTATAGTTGATACAGATTCTTTTAATACAGAAGTAAATTTTCCTATTGTTCTTAATGGTGACAAATACCCCACGTTAAAGACAACTTTAAAAATAGGAACTCCATATGTTCAAATAATTCCTTTTAAAAGAGATAATTGGAAGATGAAAATAAAAAAATCAGACATTAATAAAAAAAAGGAAAATGAATTTTTTACGATGAGATATGTTTTAGAAAATTATAAGAAAAGATTTTGGAGAAAAAAAACATGGAAGTAGGTAAGTTTACACATGATTATATAAAAATATTTGATAATTTTATAGAAGAAGAAGAATTAAAAATACTTACTAAAGTTTGTAAAGATAGACAATTTTCTAAATTTGGAGAATTAGCTAGGGGAGCTCTAGACAAAGAAGTAAGAAATGTAAAAATATGGGAAATGGAACATTTAGAAACAAATAATTATACTCAAATATTTTGGACTAATTTTTTTGGTCATACTTTTAAAAAAGCAATTAAAAAATATGCTGATAATTTTAAATTAAATAGTTGGTTTAATATACTTGATATACAAATTTTAAAATACACACCGGGAGGTCATTATAAATTTCATTGCGATGATTGTTCAACTTCCCCAAGAACAATAAGTTGCATATTTTTTGTAAATGATGATTATGAGGGAGGTGACTTAGTTTTTAGATTTCCAGGATGTAAGGATTTGGTAAATATTGAAAAAACTAAAAATAGAATGATTGTTTGGCCAAGTAATTTTATTTTTGAACACTGCGTTACACCAGTGACAAAAGGAGAAAGGTATTCAGTAGTATCATGGGCAAAATAAGAGAAGATTTTAAATATAAAAAAGTAAATAATTTTTTTAATGAAAATGAATTAAAAATACTTTCAACATATTGTGATATGCAATCTAGGATAAGTATGAAAAATTTTAGAGATCCTGCATGGCATCAAGGTTTTTATGGAGATCCTATCATGGATTGTATGCTATTACATAAAAAAGATATTGTAGAAAAAGAAACTAATTTTGAACTTTTACCTACTTATAGTTTTTGGAGGTTATATACAAAATTTCAATACTTACCAAAACATAAAGATAGACCTCAATGTGAGATAAGTTTAACAGCTTGCATTATGAATGATGGCACCGAGTGGCCAATTTTTATTGATGGAAATCCAATTGTTTTGAATCCAGGAGATGCTTGTATTTATTTAGGTTGTGAATCTTTTCATTGGAGAGAAGAATTCAAAGGAGATAATAATACACAAGTATTTTTTCATTACGTTGACAAAAATGGTCCTAATTCAGATGAGTATATGGACAAAAGATATTTTTGGGGAACAGATAAGGGTAAATAATGATTTTTGATCAAAAAAAAGATGGCTCTTGTGATCTTTGTTTTAATGAAGATGAGATAAAAGTTTTAAATAAATATAAAAAATTACATTTAAGTCCTGAATTTGTAAGACATTTTAGTAATACATTATTTAAAATAGCTGCTGATCTTACGATGAATCTAGATGAAAAAACACAAAAATTACAATCTGAAGTTCAAATGAACATAGAATCTTCAAAACCTAAAGATGTTTAACAATCTTACTAGATAAGGTATAATGCCTTATGCCATTAACAAAAGTAAATATAGCCCCTGGTTTTAATAAACAAGTAACACAGACTGGAGCAGAAGGTCGGTGGACTGATGGTGATTTTGTAAGATTTAGATATGGATTACCAGAAAAAATAGGTGGTTGGGAACAAATAGTAAGTGGAACTTTAGCTGGCGCTGCAAGAGAACAATTTATTTGGGCAGATTTAGATGGCAGAAGATATGCAGCAATAGGAACTAACAAATTATTAGTTATTTATTATGAGGGAGCTTTGTTTGATATTACTCCTTTAGGTACAGCTCTAACAGGATGTACGTTTGATACCGTGAATACATCAGCTACAGTTACTGTTAATAAACCAGCACATGCTTTAGAACCAGGAGATTTATTTACATTTACGTCCGTAACGCCACCGACAGGCGCGGGTTATGTTGCATCAGATTTTGAAACCAATACTTTTCAAGTAATCACAGTTCCTAATAGTGATGAATTTACTATTACCATGGCTAGCGCAGCTGGGACCACGGTCAACGGATCTGGATCAGCAACTGTAAATCCTTATATTAAACCTGGTGCTTTAGGTTTTACATATGGATTTGGTTGGGGAACAGGACTATGGGGTGGTGGTCAACAAGTATTTAGCACCTTAAATGGAGCACTGCTAGATGATACTGCGGGGACTGGAGGATCAGGGACTTCTATTACACTTGCATCCACATCAGGATTTCCTACAACGGGGACTATTAAAGTTGGGGCTGAGTTTATATCTTACACAGGGATATCTAGTAATGATCTTACTGGTATTACAAGAGCTGCTGCAGGCACAAGATCTGCACACGCAGATGGGTCAGGAGTTGAAGTATTTACTGGTTGGGGAGATGCATCGTTATCTCAAACTTTAACACAAGATCCAGCATCATGGTCTTTAGATAATTTTGGAGAAAAACTTATAGCAACAATTAAAAATGGTCAATCCTTTGAATGGAATCCAATTAATTCTAACCCAAGTGCTTTAACAACAAGAGCTGCAGTTATTTCAAATGCACCATCAACTTCTGTAATGTCTATTGTATCTGATAGAGATAGACATTTAATAATGTTAGGAACTGAAACAACAATCGGAACTCCAGGAACTCAAGACAAAATGTTTATAAGATTTTCAGACCAAGAAAATATAAGTGACTATACACCAACATCAGTAAACACAGCGGGTACTTTTAGACTAGACTCAGGCACAAAAATTGTTGGAGCAGTTAAAGGTAAGGATTATATTTTAATTGTTACTGATAATGCTGCATATGTAATGCAGTTTGTAGGTCCACCGTTTACTTTTTCAATTAGACAAGTAGGCTCTAATTGTGGAGCAATAGGACAGCATTCAATTAAATATGTTAATGGTGCTGTTTATTGGATGGGTGAGTCTGGTGGTTTTTTTGTTTATGATGGTACAGTTAAATCTTTACCATGTGAAGTTGAAGATTTTGTTTTTACAACAAAAAATGGTGATAACCTAGGTGTAAACTATCAAGGTGGTGAATCAGTTTATGCTGGTTTAAATCATTTGTATGAAGAGATATGTTGGTATTATCCAAAAGCT